TAAAAACCATCTTGATTGGTAATTGATAAAATATTTCGACCATTCCTAGCTTGCTGAAACTTCACGCTAGACAGCGGCGATTTTTTCCACTTCAAAACCTTATCCTTACTCATTCTTATTATCCTTATCTACTAACTTCAATTATTGCATCAGGGTATTCAATGCAAGCATCTAAATAACTTTTAGTAAAATTTATCAATCCGTCAATATCACCCCAGCCATTCTCAGGGTTCATCGCTTTCATTCTTTCATAGTTCAAATACATCATTCCAAGCGAACGTCTTAGGTTCTCGATATTGTCAGCAGCTTTCACTACGCCTACGTTTTCAGGTCGCCATAGGTAGTGATAAGCGCCGACTATCGCGGCCATATCGTTAACATTGTGCGTAATGTTCGCACCCCACACACAAAATTCAGTATTGCTCTTATCGTGCAACCAAACATCCAGCGACATTATTATTATCCTTCTAATTAAAATAGGGTGCCCTTATCGCGGGCGTTCGGCTTTGCCTTGACTGCTTTTTCAAAGCACATGCTATGCACGTAAGGAGTGTCAATCTCGGCTGCTAGTAGTTGAACGCCACCATCTAGCTATGCGCGTCAGTGTATTAGCCCGCACTGCTCGGTGTAACTGTTAATCGGTTTCTAATTGCCAATTCATCAATGTTAGAAACACATTCCATTCAATGCGATTAGCCCAATCTAGGGCTTTGTTTTTAACATATCGTTCTTTGGCTTTCTTGTAGGCTTGGTGAGCCTCTTGCGGGCAATCGAAATACCCAAGGTTAACTGTCTTACCACTAATCCTTAGTTTGGCATCAAATCGCATAACTACTTTGTTGAACGACACCCCTCTAGGGTGATCGCCTCTACAAGAGGCACGATCTAGAAGTAGATTGTTAATCTCTATTGGCACAAGACAACAAGTGTCAGGGCTATAAACCTTGTTACCAGGAAAAAGTAAGTCTTTATCTAAATGGTAGCCAGTATCTTTATTTGGTTGGCTGTAGTACCAGTCTGCAAAATCTTGAAAATCATGCCACTCGCTAGAAACCTTGCAACCAATGTAAGTAGGATATTTTTTCTGAAACTTTGGACAATAACAACGCTTAAACATGCTACCCCAAATGTTATAAGCTATCGTGCCCTTGTTGTTTATTGTCGCCCTATACTTTCCTTTTGAGTTGCGCCCAATCCCATATTTAAGTTTAGGCATGTCAATACTCCTCTTTTAATGTTCTGTCGTCACTACTGGCGATAACGGCTCTATTTGCCCCGATGCAGGGTAAAGCTAAACTCTTTGATAAAGTCGTTCTAATTGGTCGTACTTATTGACGGTCATTACAACCAACTCAGCTTGTGTTAATTGCTTAACGTGCCGTTGTATGGTTCGCCTATTTAGCCCTGTTATTCGCTCTATCTGGCTGACTGAGATAGGTGTATCTCTACTAAATATAACCTTGGTTGTTTGCAGCACTTGGCAAGTATTGTCTTTCATGGTTGCACCTATAGCCCCAATGCTTTTCTACAAGCCGTGGTCAAATATTCGTTGTCTTTGATGCTATTAACTACCCATTGCAGATAACCGCGCCCATCGTGATTGGTTGCAAGCTCTGCAATAGCCACGCCTTTATGCTTACCAAAAGGGAAGTGCGTTGGTATTCGTGCAAACTCGCTAAATTCGTAAAGCTGATCCATGCTTGTGATATTCTGATTTTTGCAGATGATATAAAGCAGTCTTGCAGTCATCACCACATCAGCCGCCGCGCCGTGAGCGTCTTTCATGTTAGCCCTTGCGTACTCATAATCGAGCATACAAGACATAGCTCCGAGCGTATGGCTGTCAGCATCAGGGTATAAATTACGCACCATCGCCAGGGTACAAATATTTTTGTACTGACTAACATCGACACCAGCATTGGCAGCTACTCGAATATCAAAATCGATGTTATGACCGATAATATAAGCCGCGCCTTGTGGCATAGCTCTAGCGCATAGGCTTGTGTGGCTCTCACATTCCGCTACGTCCTCATTAAAGATATTGGTAACAGCCATTGCACCAAAGCTGATAGGGCGATTAGGCTTGCAGCGCTTGCTTGTCACGTCCTTTTGGTCATCTGACTTATCAAGTATGCCGTCATAAAAATCGACACCCATGATGCCAATCTCGGTCGCTTGCGCGTCTTCTGTGGCATCTGTTGCCTCAAAATCTAATACGATTGCTTTCATAGTCACACCTTAAACTTATCAGGCATATCGCCCGTGATTAATGCTTGCTCTAATTCATCAAGTAGTGCCAAAAACAAGGGCACTCGCTCGTCCAGTTTTGCGTGTAGCTCCAAGTCAGGCTCAAAGCGTTGGTAAAATGGTGGCAACCCATCACAGTAAACAAAGTAATCCCACCACTTGCGACCCGATACCCACATATTGATTTGCATCTGCGTTATGTGAGCCTTGTCAATCGCGCCATTGCGTAACAGCGTGACCATACCTTTACCGTTTTTCGACTTGATTTCTAATCCGCCATCACTGCCAATCAGTCGGTCAGGGCTTGCACCTACACCTTTGGCTAACATGATGCCAGCTTCGATAACATCCATTGCCGCAGCATGACCGCTATCAATATATGCTTGCACCGCTATTGGCTCGATAACATGACCGCGCTCAGTGTGAGCATTGCCACCAAATGAGCCTTCTAACTGACCCGTAAAGCGTTCATAAATCAGCTTGTCGGCGTAGGTGAGTGCGCCTTGACCAAACGGCTTGCAGACGCGACCATCTGCAAGCAGACAGTGCATTTCGCTAGCCGTTGGCAATCCTAGACGCGCCTCAAGCCATTCATCTGAGCCTTGCTCAACGTCTAAGATAATCACGCGGTTTCAGCCCCTTGTTGGTTGCCGATAAGCCTTGCCAACCCTGAATCGATATTGTTATGAGTGACCAATTTAACGTCTTGTATTGAGTCAATGCCAAAATCAGTGGTTAGCCAGTTATCAAAAGACAGCTTGTTTTCATCGTTGAGCTGGTCGTACTTAGACTGCAACCGTCTAGCCTGAGCGCCTGTAATCGTCTTGTGAGCATAGACGTTTGACGTGCGAGCGTCATTGTCATCACGGGTTGCGATATTGAGTAGGGCGCACAGTGAATAGCGCTTGCCGTAGCTAACAGCACTACCCATTGCTTGCGCCGTATTCATTTTCTTACTACCGCTAAAGTCAAAAGGCACGATTAACGATGTTTTGATTTGGTGCCCCATCTTATGCAGCAAGATAGCTTCGACAATCACATTGCCGTCATAAATCACGTTCACGTTGCCGTACTTGTCTTTCACTTCGCGATTGTTTGATATATCCGTCTTAGTATCAAAGTACGTTGAAAATCCATGCTCATTGAGAATAGGGCGTGTAATCTCGACCACATCCTCAAGCGTCGCATAGTTTGAATCGCCGCCTTTTTTGGACTTGGCGACCGTTGGTATCTTGCTTTGCATTTCAGCAAACGCTTGGTTAAATGCGACCAATGCGAGCCGCGCCATTTCACGTTCTTGCAAATCCATTAGCTTTTCTAACTTCTCAACATCAAAGTCGGGGTTTGATGCCATGGTCATAATCTGCATGGCCATGCTTGCTTCGTTGCCTTGCACAGCTACCTGATTGTCATTTACTGTCATTAATTCGCTCATAGCCTTATTCCTTATTAGTTATAAACCGACTTCGCTAGCCGTCAACGGTTCGCCTTGGTTGTTGATTGGGACTGCGTAAGACCAACGGTTAGCCTTAGTGTGGAATTTACCATCGCTGTATGCGCGGATAACGTGAGTTAAATCTTGCCTAGTACCTTCGTCACTCACGATACACATAATACGAGTATCACCCCTTGCCAACATCGCCTTGCAAAGCTCACTACCCGTAAGCTCACTACTTAAATCAACCTCTAGCAGCTCTTTTGCTATGTCACGCTCGATTAGCGAGTTTTGCCAGTTTGATGCGTCGTAGCCGGTTAAATGAGTCAAGTCTTTATACAATCCATGATGATTTGAGTAGTATTTCCCTGACTCAAATGCGTATGGCTCAAACTCATAAACGATAGGAAACCCCTTGTTTCCATCAACCGCAGCAAACCGCCACTTTTCATCTAGCCCGTTAAAGACACTTTGGTCTAGTTGCTTGGGCTGTGGTTTTGGCTCAGGGCTTATTTCATCAATAACACCACTATCCTTTAACTGTTGCATCAGCACCGCTAGCAAAAAATCGGTATTGTCAGACTGTGATTGCAACTCGTTAATTGCATCATTGTTGTCATCGCAAAACTTAAACAATTCTTTTTTAGTAATCTTCATAATCTACCCCTTAATCCGTTTCAAACTCTCATTCGCCGCTTTAATCTCTTTAGCCTTATGCGACTGGTCGTAGTCATCGATATAACCGTCGCTAGTCAGCGGCACCCATTCATTACTTGCTAAGCCGCCAATCATCTTGTAAGCCTTGCCATCGATTGCTTGATAGGTCACATCGTCGTCAAGGTCGGCTTGATTATCCAAATTATCGAACTTGTGATTGATGACAGACGCTTGCTTGCTGTCGTATTCTTTATCGACTGCCGGCGCTATTGCCCAAACATTAGCAGCGATGATTAACGCTGCCAGGGGTGCTATTATTTTCATGCTCATTTCGACACCTCACGCAATTCTTTTAATTTCTCTTTGCCAAGCTCAGTAATCGCATAATCTCGATAAGAGCCGTTGATACCTAGGTGAGTTAGCAAACCCTCTTTGGCTAACTTTCTAGCTCGCTTATTCTTGTTGGTATCTTGCGGTGAATAGCGGTGAGTAGAAAACCCACCACTATTCGCTATTGCCAATATGCGCTCAGTAGGGAAGTGACCGGCTGCCCACTTGCTAGGCTTTCTATAAATACTCATGCCTCCGCCTCCTCAACCACTGTCACCGATATAAAGTCAATCTGACACTTATAACGCTGAACTATCACACTGCGAGCTTGCATCTTAGTAGCTCCCCACTGGCATTCAGTACAATGAACGCCGTCATGCCAGTAAACCAATTCCCAAAGTTTCATGTCATGCTCCTTATGCGTAAACGTCATCGTAAAAATTGGTTTCAATCTCGCAATCTTCATCAATCAGCTTGTAGTAAACCGCGTCATGAATCAGGCGCTTGGCTTCGTGTAGCATCTCGTTATCATCGGTATCAGCTACCGTGTAAGTGCCAAAGCTGCTATCTACTTCGATTGATTTAACCTCTATCCCAGTCAGCACGCCGTACTCATAATCTGTGCTAAGCGTTACCGTGTAGTCGCTGTCAGCGTCAAAGCTAATAACGATGCTGTCTTTGTTCACGTCCATTTCTAAACCGGCTAATAAGCCCGTATCGCGGAAGTTG